CGCAAAGACACTGGTCATCATCACTCTTGTGCTATCGTGTGTGGTCCCTGTTCAGGGGGCCAAATTTTCGAACGACGGTACGGGCGCGGCCCCCGTTGCGGCTAGAAACCGCTGTGGGGCTGGCTACTCGGCGTACAAGCGATACGAGCACCAAAAACAAGCTGGTGAGTATCAGGCCCTTCGCGATGAAATATTCGACGAGGAGTTTGAAGCCATGCTTGTATCTGACGGTGGTGCCCAACCTCTCTTTCAAGATGATGGGGAGTTTGAGCTGCCACCTGATTGGTGCACTGACATGGAAGTGACTGAAGAAGTCCTCGAAGAGGGACGTGGTCACATCAATTGTCCGTATACCCTTCAGGGTTGCTTGGGCGCGGGTGAACCCGGGCCGTGTCCGTTTGACGTGATAGCTCCTACCGTGGCAGTTGAGCCGGTGGTGGTGGTCGAGGAGACCGCCCCTGCTGGTGGTCCCGCCACGGTGCGCGTTATGCGTGCCGGCGAACGGTTGCGGAGGACGCACAGAATAAACCCTGTGCCCCTCGCTCGTGTCGGCAGGATAGTCGCGAAGTCTGGGCGTCTTGGACTCAGTGCCTTGCAGGAGGGTGTGGGAAACCTCACCATGCCTAAGGTGCTGGAGTCACCCAGTATCGCGCCGTTGGAAGACCGGTCAGTGTGGCCGGAGCACTCTCCCTCGCCATCGCCGGCGCCGCGTGGTGTGCCCTTCAGTGGGATGCACGTGGCGTTGGAGGAGATGGGCTTGGGTCCTGAGTACTGCTTCACGCATCCGGATAGTCGTCAGTGCCGCGGTCGTTACCGTGAGGCGCGTGAGATTCTGGAGGAGGTTTCTTTCAACGAGACAGATTGTCGTGATGCCGACAAGCTGTTGAATGGAATAGATGAACCTGAAAACTGCTCGCTATTGGCGTGCCACTATTTCGCCTATCGGAAGCTGGGTAAAACTGGCTCGTGGGTGTGTGCTGCGCGCCTTGCGACTGTTCAAGGTCCCTTCGCAACTCTCTGGAGTACGTTGGCTGCGGCCTCGTACGACGTGGTGCTGGTTGAAGAACTTGGGCCGGCTTCGTATTACTATCGTAAGATGGTTGATGCGTCGACGTGGGCCCGGTTCGGGTATTACTTTGCCCTATACCGCGCCACTTGGGGGGTGAGTGGGCAGGTGTTTGCAACGGTGCTAGTGGCTTCTTTTGTTGTCGCTGTTTTCGTTGCTTCTCATTGCGTTTATCGGTGGATAGCGCATGCTCGTCTCACTGACCTCGAAGAGGGAAGGTTGGTATCTGAAAGTCGTCTGGATCCAAAGGAGATGGAGGTTCGCCTCAACAACCTTAAAAAGTTGCGTGAGATGCGTCCGCCCTTTCCTGTGGGCACGGTGCGAGTTTGTATATTGGTTGTCGTTGTGGTGGTCGGTGCTGAGCTCTACTTCTTTGTTGTCCGGCAGTCCCTCTGGATTGTCGTTCAGCACTTGGTGTTGCTCTCGCTCGGCGTTCTGTTTCCCGTGGTACTTGCCGCTAAGGTGGTGTGGGCGTTTATTCGCCATGTGTCGCGGGAGCAGGCGGAGGCTGCCGGTGTGTTGGAGGATTTCTTTCCGTTCCCTCGTGTTGCTCGTGCGCTTATTGAGATTGATGCTCAGAAGGCGTACAAGGCGCTTTATGAGGCGGTTGGCAGTGATGGGGTAAGCCCGTCGGAGCTGGCCGACTTCGTGAGTGCGGTGCGGAAGGACTTCCCTTCTTTTCCAGATTCCGAGATAACTGTTGAGGCTATTGTTCTCGAGAATAACAAGGGGAAGAATAAGGGGCGTGCGCAGGCGCGCAACTACAATATGTCGGTGAATACTCTGAGGGCGCTCAAAAGTCGCGGTCAGATCGGGGGTAATACCCAGGATGTGGCCGTAACGGATGGGAACCCCTATGCGGATGCGGAGTACATCAAGAAGCGATATGAGAACGCTACTGAGAAGGAGCGTCTCTCGCTTGAACAGCAGTTCAAAGCCGACCTCGATGATGCATTGAATGGTAATGTGGCGAACACGAAACAGGGCCGAGCTAAGATCCGCGCTTTGGCGAGCGCTCTTGAGCAAGGAGCGTCGGGTCGCTTCCGCGCAGCGCGCGAGAGGGGCGATAAGGACGGTGAGGCGGCGGCCCTTTCGGAGTTGATGCTGTACCGTAATGGGATGGAATCGTTTGAGGACGACCTTCGTGAGATGCGTCAGCGTGAGCGAGAGGATGAGGAGATGTTTGAAGAGGTTGAGGACGTAGTGTCCAATGCTTCAGAGGACTTGGACTACGGGCGCGCTCCGGTGTGGGACACCGGGGATCGGCGTCAGTTGAGACAAAACCCATATAATTATCAATGGGAGTCCAAGTCTCCGTCTGTCTCGTCCCCGCTGGCTGGCCCACCCAAGCACGTGCAGTTTGCCACGGCAGAGAAGTCGGTTGGCAGCGCTCAGCACTGGTCATCCGAGTCCCTGCCCCTCCTGGAGAACCCTCAAAAGGTGAACCAGGAAAAGTCCAGTGTGTCGAATCCTCTGGCCGAGGCCGAGGCGCGTCAAGAGGCACTCCGCTTCGAGCTGATTATGTCGAGGCAGGAGAAGTTCCTGTTGGAGTCGCGTCTCCGGGCTGCGGAGGAGGAGATTGCTAAGTTGGCGAAGTGCAAGAGCGCCGACGGTGGCAAGTCGGGGGCTGAGAAGCCCATCACAGTCGAGAGTAAGGCCGCCAGTGGGGTGGTGCAGCAGAAGTCTAAGAAGAAGAAGAGCAAGAAGGCTAAGGTGCCGGGTGCTCCTCAGAAACCAAAGGCTGAGATCTACTGCTTCACTTGCGGCGAGTCTGGGCACCCGTCCAGCGCTTGCACCGAGCGTCCGCCTCCGGGCATGAAGTTCTGTTGCGAGTACTGTCAGGGTGCGCACAAGAGTAGGGCATGCCGGAAGGCGTGGTGCACTCAGTGCCGCGTGGTTGGCCATCGGGCCTACCAGTGCCAGGCTCAGCAGGGCGAGGCGCCCCCGGTGATCACAACCGAGGGGGTGATGGGGTCCAGTCCGGTGTGGACGGATGCCCTTCGCGCCTCCCTGGCGTCGTTGGAGATATTTGACAACGGGGAGTGGGTGCACGCTTGCACTTTGTGGAAGGCTGAAGGCCGTTGGCGGACGGCGTTCCACGGGTTCAAGAATGCGCCGCACAACAAGTTCCGTGTGAACCAACCCCAGTCGGAGCACGTCTCGGAAGTGCGTGGATTTCTGCGCTTCCCTGGTCGTGACGACATGGTTGTCGAGGTCGCCTCGTTCCCTCCTGGAGCGAAGGACCTGTCCGTAAAGGAGATGCCGATGTGCTGCAATATTATGGTGCCCTCGTGGTACTGTGATAGCGGCGAGTTCGTGATTTCGAACGGCATCGCAAATGCGGACTCCACCACGCGCAAGGTCTATCACAAGGCCACTACGAAGCACGGCTCGTCGGGTGCGCCGCTGATGTGGAGTGACAATGGTGTCATTCGCGTCGGCGGCTTGCACAGCGGCCTGTCGGGTGCGACGAATGTGGGCCTGCTGGTGGCTCCGGGCATGATACCCGAGATTGCGCGATTTACGCCGGGTTCTGGGGAGGCAGGCCCTGCGGACGCTCGCGGTGATGTCGTCGCGGAGAGTTTCGTGCAGCAGAGTGTCGACCTGAGTGGTCGGTTCGCTCGTGGAGAGTACGAGAAGATGCGCGAGGCAAACATCATCAAGGGCGTTCCCTTTCCGACAGACGACCAAGGGGTTCGTTTAAAAGAGAGGGCGTCCTCTCCCTCAATCCAGCTTTTGTAGGCTGGACGGGGGAGGACGTTAATCGAATTGTGTGGTCGAGCATTGACGGTGAGCGTAAGCTTGGTGCGGGATGTTCCTATACTCCTTCGTTTTTGTTGGAGGTTATTGGTTCGTTGCCGCCGGTTAGCGGAATACCCGTCGTGCCCGACACTGCCGGTGGCGGTCAAAAGCCGTCACCCCTCGTGGAGATGCTTTACAAGAGCGCTGGCGTGGAACTTTCTACCAAGATGGGTGTGTCGAAGCCGAATATGTTTAGTTCGTGTTGGCACACGTCGAAGTACGATCGGTTGCCCCAACTGGACCTGAACGCGGAGGATGAGGAGATTGCGGACCGAATGTGGTCGCGCTTCCTCGCGCCTTACGTGACGGGCTGGAAGGAGCTTTGTGACGAGGAGATCATGCATGAAATGGTCCTTGATTCGTCGCCCGGTTTTCCGTACAAAGAGCTTGGCTTTAAGGACCGCGGTGCGGTGCTCTCGGATGCGCGTGGGATGTTGAGTATTCGCGCGTACATCGATGCGTTGGAGAAGGGCGAAGCGGCGCCATGTGTTTGGCAGTCGTTTACGAAGACAGAGTTGCTTAAGGAGAAGAAGTTCGTCCCGGGTCACTACCGTGGAATTTTGAACGTTCCTACGCATCTCTACTTCGCTCAGGTGAAATATCTTGGGGACTTCAACAATCGCATAAAGCATGCGTGCAAGGTGCGGCAGGGCAGCCCGCCCGGTTTGGGTATGGCGTTGGGATTCACTCCATTCTATGGTGGAATGCAGGATATCGCCTCGTCAAAGCCTGATGGGTGGGTTGTCTCTGAGTCGGACTTGAAGGAGTTCGACTCTTCTCGGGAGAAGCGGTTTCACATGAAGGAATTTCAGTTGCGGGCTGCGACCTATGGTGGGTCGAACCCCAACATGGAGAAGATCTTGTACCGGCTGTATCAGGAAGAGACTTGTACCGTTTTCGTGGCTGAGAACGGGCAGGTGTTCCGGAAGCAGTCAGGGCAGTGTTCTGGCTCCTACATTACTTCGCTTTCGAATACGGTTGGGCGGCTGTGGTACTTGATGTACGCATGGGTGCGCCTGGCACGTCGAAAGGTGATTCGTTCCGGGGAGTCCGATCTTGACGCGTTTCGTCGAACGGTCCGGTGGTGGTTGTTAGGGGATGACGAATTCCTGTACATACACCCGGACATCGCTGCTGAGTTTTCGGTGGAGAAGCGTTCGGCGCTCCTTGAGCGCGAGTGCGGCCTGTTTACAGAGGTCGAGACGGCTGACTCGCTGTCGCTCGCTGGTCATCACTTCCTTGGGTGGGAGTTCCAGCTTGTTGACGGCGTCTACCGTCCGACGTTCTCGGCCGAGCGCGTTCTACAGAGTCTGTTACGTCCCATCGGGTCCGCTCAGGACAAGATGGTGCCCGTGCGTCTCGTTCAGCTTGCCGTGCTGTTGCACTACCATCGCAAGGAAGGTGCTTCAGTACTTGAGGTGTTGCGTTCGATCTGGAACCACATTTCCAAGACTGACCCGAGCATGCTGGAGGGGTTACTTTTTCCCACCCAGGCATTCTTGGACGAGTTGTGGGGCTCTGACGAGGCGGGGGTGCGCACACACAAAACGATTGTACCCGCCAAAACAGAAGATGGACGTGCCGAGTGCTTTTTCGTCTCGGTCGAGCAGAAAGGCCGCGAAGCGGCTGGACGGCCTCGTGAAGGCAGGCGTGATGAAGCCTGAGTCCGAGGCGTGGCTCATTGGTGCCGTGGATCCGTTCCACGACAGCGACTTTCGCCCGACTGACAAGCCTGATTTTGCCCGTAATTCTGTTATTGTACAGCACATCAAGCGAACATATTCCGTGTCTGCGCCACCAAACCTGGCGGCGGACGCGCTGTGGGATTTTAACCTTGCGCTGCTTCCTCACGATTCTCGCACGACGAAGGTCACGAGCGCCGCTTACAACGGCGCTTCGAACGACCCCGCCTCGCTTACGATCGCGGGGACGCCGTGGTCGGACGAGGCCATGACGTTCGGCGGATGGACGCTTCATACTGTCCCTACGGGGCAGAAGACGTTCCAGCCGCAGAATTCGTGGCCCGCCCCCGTGGCGAACCAGAACATGGTCTCGCTCGCTGCCGATTCTACATTGGCAGGAGCATCCCCGGCGCCGTACCTGCGCGGTACCCACCGCTACGTCTACACCGGCGTGGAGGTGACGAACACAACTGCGGAGTTGTACAAGAACGGCTCTATTCTTGCTTACAGGCAACCCCTGTCTGCCAAGGAGAAGTGCATGGGCACGTACAACGCTGCGAATGCGTTCCTTAAGTCCGAGCAGGCGTTGATCTACAGGAGTCCTCCGACCTCTGTGGATGAGGCTCAGTTGCTGGAGGGCACTGTCCTTCATGACGCGGCCAAGGGTATGTACGTTGTGGCCACCCAGGCCACCGAAGAGACTTGCTTCAAGGACACTGACCAGCTGAAGCCTTACATGGTGGGCGTCGACCTGCCGTCTGGCGATGTTGGCGGTGTTGCGCTTCTCGACACTATTCCGGCGCTCACGGCGTCCGGTTCAGGGTCGACGAACCCTGCGTTCGGCACGGCGGTGTCGCGGTGCACTTTCCAACCCTGGAACATTTCCGGAGTCTATGGCTTCGGGCTGACTCAACAGTCAACGTTCCAGGTGACTGTGTGCTACGGCGTTGCCCGTGCTCCTACGCTGGATGAAGCAGATCTTGTCGTTCTCGCTGCTCCCTCGCCTCTTTATGACCCCGTTGCTCTTGAAATCTACTCGCAAGCGATGCGCACGATGCCCGCTGGAGTCCCTGTCGACGAAAATCCACTAGGAGAGTGGTTCACCAAGGTGATCGACGGCATTGGCTCCGTGGGTAGTGCGGTCGCGCCCATGCTTGGCGCCGCCCACCCGATGGCGGGCGCTGCACTTGGCATGGTTGCGCGTGGAGCGAAGGGGCTCGCGGCCAAGAGGAAGGCGAAGGGCAAGTGAGTGGTGTGCCCCGCTCTTTGCATTTGTTTGGGTGGTAGTCCGCGGTTCGCAAGTTCCGCGAAACCCACCAATTTCCTATGCCTTAGTGTTCTTTTCAGGTTAGCGGCCTGTGAATACTTTGTTTTCCTCATTTGCTACTTTACCTGAAATGGATCAACTGCATCCACGTGTGGTGACATTTTAGTCACTCGTGGTTATGAACTGTTGTGTTCTCAGGTTTTGTTTTCTTTTACATAAAGCCACTGGACGTTGTACTCCAGTGATGACGTTGATTCACTCCCACTGTGTCCTTCTGGAAGCGGTGTGTGTGATGGGCGGGCCGAAAGGGTCCCATGTGTATCCCCGATAACAAGGGTCATCATACCATGGGATGATTCATAATCCCCAGCGGTGCTACTTAACTGGAAGTCACCCGTTTTCTGCTCTGTTTGAGCGCCCCCAGTCGCGTACTATGCTTGTGTGAATGGC